GGATGAGTAAAGGTTATAGCCTTTGCCCCTGCTCCACTTGCTGTAACATTACCTTGTTCTGTTCTCCTCTGTAAAGATGCTGTATAACCTAATTGTGAAACTCTAATATCCTGTGCAGTATCTTCACTTGTTAATTTAGCTCTAAATTGAAATCCTCTTCCTTTATAAGTACCATTTGCAAAAGTTTGAAAATCAGAATAAGTAGGAGATCCAGAAGGATTATCTTGAGTAAACCTTACTAACATTTCAGCATTAACTTCTGTAGCTGTAGCTCCATCAAAATCAGTAATATCATCAATTAAACCTCTTGAATCAAATAAATCTGATGGATAAAAACCTTCTGTCAGAAAATGACGTTTTAGATCAAGACTAAATACACCACCTAAATCTAAAGTATCTCCACCTGCTGTTCCTCCAAAATCATAAGTACCAGAACTTGCAATCCCACCAAAATCATCTAATGATCCAATAAGATCAAAATTTGTGATCGTATCAAACAGACCAGAACCAGCTAGGTTTATAGTTCCTGTTGCAGAATCAAAATCAATACTGGTTTTTGTTCCTTGAAACTTTGGATTATCAGTATCTTCTCTTCTTGTCTGTGTAATTAAAGGTGCTTGATTATCAGGAAGATCAATAATTACACTTGTTTCACCAGGGCTAAATCTATTTCCATCATCTCTGAATTTTAAAATATATTCTCCTTCAAGATAAGGAAGTTCCGCAGTTGTGGTATTACCAGCTAAAGCTTCAACAAGATCAACAGAGTTAGTAAATGTACCACTACCATCTGTCTTTGTAGAATGTCTTACATAAACACGACCACCATGAATAACATCAACATCAGTAGATAAATTCCAACGTAATCTTACTAATTTCTCACTAATAGGTTCTGCTGTTAGTCCAGTTACATTTCCTGGTAAAGCAGTTTTACCTTGAGCGTTAAAGTTTAAATTAGCTGATGTTGCACTTGTCTGTAATGCAGCATTATAACTAAATACTTGGAACTCATACGTTCCAATATCACTATTGAATATTTCAAAGTCAGGAGAAGAAACTGTAGTTGAAACAAAGTTACCGTTATTAAATCTGTAGTTAACCTGATACTGCGTAACACCGACAATAGGTTGCCAACTAAGAATTAACTTAGATACAGCTTGGTTATTGATAACAACAATTTTTTCTTCTGCCTGTAAAGCTGTTGGTGGATCTTTCGGAAGGTTTAATACTGATACTGTTCTTGTCGGTAAACTTGCACCATCTTCAATAAATGCGTATTTGGCATCTACATAAGATAAAGCAGTAATCGCATAATTAATACCATCAGATTCTTCTACTGTTATTACTCTAAACTTTTGAGATTGAACTGTATCATTTGTTAGTAACCAAACTGTATTAACATTTGGAGTTTGAGAATATGCACTATTAACTGTAATAACTGCACCTGAGATAGATGAGACATCTCTACTTTCTACCGTTCCATCAGGCAAAACTACACTAAGTCTTGGGTTATTTGTTGTTGGTAAATCGGTTGCAGTAGAATCATCTACTGTTATCTGAGTTGTTGTTGCAGCACTTACTCTTCCTCCTCTTCTAACACCAGAACGAACAGGGTCAGCTATTTCAATAACAGCACCAGGTCTAACAACAATACCAGAATCTATAGAGGTTGCAAATGCAACAACTTCACTTTCATTCTGCTCTGCAAATAAAATAGCCTTTGCTAATCTTCTAGCCTGACCTCTTGATGTACACGCAAATCCTTTTACTTGCTTAATAATTACTCCCAGCTTGGCTATCGAAGCTGTATCTTCATAAACTTCATAATCTATTTCTCTACTATCCATATTGAAATAAGAAACAGAAATAACAGTATTCCTTGTTTTTAATCCACTTCCCGAATAGCTAAATCCTTCGGGAGTTACGTTGGCTAAATTAAATAAATAGCTTGCATCTTTTGGACTATCTTGTGCAAGCAGAATACTACCAGCAGACCATATTGGCATACATCTCATAACACCAGCCAGTTCGTTTATTAAATCAAATGCTTCACTTGATGATTGAATATTTACATTGCAACTAAACCTAGCTTCCTGTCCTCCTAATCCATCTGATACCAACGTGTTTGCAAATTTACTTGCAGTAACAAAAGAGAATAGATCAAGAGAACTTTCTGCAATATGATTACCAAATCCATATCTAGTATCTAAAAGTAAATCTAATAACACCATCGCAGGACATGAACACCATTGGGCAGCACCCATAACTCCGTTAAAAATATAACCATCAGGATAAACAATACGACCAGTATTAGCATCAACAGTTGGAGTGCCAGATCCACTAGCACCTGCACCAGGAATCCTTACTTTTATTCCTCTGATACGATATTTTCTGTTAGGAATTGATTGGAATTGCATAGAATCCAACCTGAGAGAAGCATAAGCACTATTGGAATAGGTATTGGAATCATCAATAATTTCTCCTATACTTGTCCATGCAAAAGCATCTATAAGATTTGAAGATGTACTATCTGTAGTAACTCTGGTAACTCTAATATCAACAGGAAAAGCACCTGTAAGATTTACTCTGTAATCTCTTTGGTACGCATCAGCACTTCGACCTGTAATAGTATCTGAAATAACATCAGTAAAACCACCAGAATTATATTGAACAGATATTTTTAATTGAACAGAAGAACCTAACAAATCCCCTTGATCTGTTGCCTTCTGTAGTTGAGGAAAAGTAATTGTTACATTTGCTGCGTCAACATTTGAATTTGTAATCTGTCTGGTAACAGGAGAAGAAGCTGTAACAGTTACTCCTACAGCAGTAACAGAGGAACTACTTTCAATTCCTTCTACTTTTGTTTGACCAGATGTACCAAATCTAGGATTAAATGTTACATCTTGAAAATTAAAGTCAGTTGTATCTGGAGAAGCAGAACTGGCTGTTGCTTTTAAAACTGGAGTGTCATTTAAAAATACATCTTTTAATGCAGCATTATTATATGCAGTTGTTCCCTGTGTTAAACCTTCTTTTGAGGCGGAAGCAAATCCTTCAATCTCTCCTTCAGAAATAAGATCAAGAAAAGTAGCAAACTGTCTGCTATGTAAAGTATCAGGTGCTCTTGTTGGTTGAGGTGGAGTAGGAGGAGAAGGTGCTCCAGATCCTCTAATAATCTTAGGTTTTGTCATGCTTGTACCTGCTGAGTATCAACCGCACCACTTATAACAACTGATCCTGTAACTATTTCTCCATAAACTATTGGAACGGGTGTACCTGCTCTGGATGTATTTTGCGTACCAGAAAAACTAAATGATAATTGAGGATCTTGTTCTGACTTAAATTCTTTTGGTTTAGGAACAGGAAATAACATTTCACTTACACCCATAAGAGTTAGACCAACTCCGACATTCATTGCCATGTTTCCAAAAAAAGCCATTTTTCCAAATTGCAAACCTTTTTCAGAAAATAAAGCACTAAAACCTCCTCCTGCCATAATCGCTCCACCAATTAGCACAGCACCTAATAATATCTTTCCCATACCTCTACCAGCACCAGCTATTACAGGAACTATATGTATATCTTCTTGTCCTATGGGATGATGTATCTCTTCTTGATTAACAGAATAATTACCAACTTTTACCTGATAATATTTAGGATTCATATATTTCTCTACCTGCGGAAAATTATTAACAAGAAAACTTACTGCTTTTGTAAGACTATCTACTTGTATTTCAAATTCTTTATGGCCTATAAACTCAGCAAGCTCGCCATATAACTTTAACTTACGCAACATAACGATACCTCCCTCCTGTGCATTTTAATAACCATTGAGAATAAGGCTCCCTACAAGATAGTCTATCGGTTAAATGATGTAAAACATCTCCATCTAAAAAAATAGCTACATGATTTAAACCAGGAGAGCCAATAGACATTAATAACGCATCGCCATTCATTGTCTGTTCATCTGGTCTTAATTCTCTAAATCCAGTTCTCCATGCACAAGTTTCAAATAATGGATTCAAAATAAACTCTTCTGGGGTTGTAGGTCTATCCCAATCTTTAAGTTCAATACCTTTTTCTTCTTTATACCAATCTTTCACTAAAGACCAACAATCAGTAACACCCCAAACCCACGGACGGCCAAGTAAAGGTGGTTTGTATCCACAGGGTTCACAATATCCCCATGTTTCTGTTTTT